CTGGTGTACGCAAAGTTACCAGACGATGTGACTGTGGCAGCCGCATTGTTAGCCACACCCGTACCGCCAGAGGCAGGGTCGATAGCCGTAGTTGTTGATAAAGTAGTAAATGCGCCAGCAGCTGGTGTTGTACCGCCAATTGCGGTTGCATCAATAGTGCCACCATTTATATCCGCAGTATCAGCAATTAAACTGTCAATGTTGCCTGTACCCGTCAAATACAAATTGCGCCACTCGTGACCTGTTCTTCCAAGGTCATAAGTGTTATCCACTGATGGCGTAAATTCAGATGCAATACGCCCTGTAAATGTTGCAGTGTCTGTGTTTGATGAGCCAAAAGTTGAATTATCGTTAACAACCAAAGTTGTTGCGGTAATTGTTGTGCCCGTAATAGCCGCTGGTGTTGTTCCTCCAATAGCAGGAGGACTAGACAAATCAAGCGTGCCGCCTAAAGTCAAATTGCCAGATGTTGTGACTGTTCCAGATAAGGATATTCCATTGACTGTGCCAGTGCCACCAACAGAAGTTACTGTGCCTGATCCACTAGAACCGTTTGCGGCTGCTGTAATTCTGCCTTGGGCGTCAACTGTAATGTTGGCTGCTGTGTAAGAACCCGCCGTGACAGCAGTGTCGGCCAAAGCAATAGTACCCGCTGCCGTAATGGGGCCGCCAGTTAAGCCAGTGCCAGTACCAACGCTAGTCACAGTGCCTGTGCCGCCTGCGGCGATCCATTCGGTATCAGTTGCGCCAACATTTACCGCCAAGACTTTGCCGCCGTTGCCGGTGTAAGACGGCAAGATGTTGCCGCGAGCCTGCGAAGCGCTAGATGCGCCCGTACCACCATAGGACAAACCAACTTCCGTGCCTTTCCAAACACCAACAGTCACCTCGCCTGAGTCGTTGATCACAACGCCAGAGTTTTGGATGATCTTGCCAGTTGTGCTGTCAAAACGAGCAACAGCGTTGTCGGTGCTTGAAGCTGGGCCAGTCACATCACCACTGCCGCTTGCAGTTGAGTTGATGGTTTGGTTTGGCCATGTGCCCGAGATGGTGACATTAGTTCCGGCCACCAAGGCTGGCGTTGCTGTGCCTGTACCACCGTTTGCGACTGGAAGTAGGCCAGTCACGCCAGTAGAAAGTGGCAGGCCTGTCAAATTTGTTGCAGTACCGCTAGAAGGCGTACCCAAAGCACCGCCGTTGGTCAAATACGAACCCGCAGGCTGCTTGTTGTTAAATGTGTTCCAGTCGGTCGATGCCAAATAACCGTTTGTTGACGCATTGGCCGCAGCCATGCTGATGTTGGGTGTTGAGCCACCGCTAGACACCACAGGCGCAGTGGCCGTCACATCAGTAACTGAGCCAGCAGTTGAGTTAATTGTCTGGTTAGGCCAAGTGCCAGAGATAGTGACATTGGTTCCGGCCACTAAAGCCGGTGTGGTTGTGCCAGTGCCGCCATGGTTAATGGGCAACACGCCAGTGGCCTGCGCAACAGGCACAAATGTGGCGTTGGTCAGATTGATCGCGGTGGGTGTACCCAAGTTGGCCGTAGTAAGCAGGCCGTCTACAGTGACTTTTTTGGTCGCTCCACTTTGAACAAGAGGGATCTGCTCAGTGCCTGCCAGCGGCGTGGTGGCCGATGGCAGCGCGGATATTTTAACGTCTGCCAAGATATGCCCCTTTATTCGTAAGAGATGGTCGCTGCAACTGTGCCGCTGATTACAATGTACAAGCCCTTGTTGAAGTACAAGCCTTGAAAGAAGTTGTGCATTGTGTTGCCAGTAGGCGTGAAAGTGGCCAAGATCACGGGGTCAGACGCGCTAGAAGCGGGTGAGTCGTACACAGTGATGGCGGGCGTGCTAGAAGCACTGCTCACAAAGATACCGTTGAGTTTGCCTGCGCCGACTTTGATCTGGGTTGTCGCTGAAATGGCGGTGTAATTAGACATGATGGCTCCTTATGCCAAGAACTTCAATTTATAGAGGGTTCTGAGATATATCTCGATGATATTATCAATCAATTGCTGCAAAGATGAGTCGTTTTTATCGCAAATTTCATACCTGCAATCTTCAATTTGCTTAAGCGAATCTTCCAAAAACTCAATCACATTGTTAGTCTTTTTTGCTGAGTGTAGCGTGATCGGGCCAATCAGTCCATGCCTGCCTTGGTAGGCTTCAGCAAAATCATCAGCCGCGCCGATGATGCGGTCATAAAAGATGTTTAAAGCCACATGTTTGGAGTAGCTGCGGGTGTTCAAATGCACGCTGTGCGTGACATCCCGCGCTAGGAACAACAAGCCTACAAAATCTGCTGCGTTCATTGCATCTCTCCAGGTGTTTCTTCACGCATTTCAGGCATCTGGTTGATCATGCCCTGCGACTCCAAAGCCGCAGCGACCACGCCCATGGCGATGTCTTGGATCTGCTCTTCAGTCATGCCAGCTTGCACGGCGCTGATGCGCTGTGTCTCAGCCTGATAGGCCTTAATCTCAGCTTCGTAAGACTTGATGTCCAAGTCGCGTGCTTCCATGGACTGCTGGACATTTTGAAGCATGCTGTGCATCTGTTCCATCTCAGCGGCCATAGCCTGCATCTGCATCTCAGCAGCTTGCAAGGCGGGTGACTTGTCGCTGTCTTCCATGATCTTAGGATCAATGGTTTTGGCAAAGCGCTTGGACATCTCTTGTGCGCCTGGCCAGTCCATGTTCTTAACAAACAAGTCGCCAGCCACTTGCCACAGTTGTGGGTTGCCTTGAAGCAGTTGAGCCATGGCTTCCAATGCTTCTTGGCGCTTGGTTGCGTAGCCTGGCCCTGTTGTGGCCACCACATCGTATTTTCCAACGCCTGGGTTGTAAATCTTTTCAATTACGATCTCAGGGTTTGCCATGTCACGAATCTCGCGCACGGGTTCTTCTTGCTCTGGATTGATCTTGACCATCTTGGTTTCGCCATCTTCACCAATGATGCGAGCGATACGCTGGGTGTCGTAAATCTTAGGAATCAGGTCAACCAATTGACGAGCCACATGGCGCACAGCGCGTGTCAGGTTGTCACCGTAATGATATGTACCAACATCACCTTCGCGCTGACGCGCAAGGATCGCTTTTCCGCTGCGCTCGTTGCTTCCCATGCCAAGAGATGCGTTGTATTGCCCTGTTGTGGACTTGATGTCCTCAGATGCGCCAGCTTTGGCCTGCAAAAGACCCGTAGAAGCCATTGGCGGCTGGGCGCGTTGGGGTAATGGTAAAACAGCACCCTGACCGTCTGTAACGTCAGGATTGACCTCCAGATAAGGCCAATTGTTTGTGTTTGCCGTCTTCCACTTGTCCTCATAGCCCTCGAACTGGCCACCGTAACCAATAAACGGGGCTTTAGGCGCCAAAGCCAACATCTCGGCTTCTTGCGACACCCAATAGTTGTACATGCGCTGGGCGTCTTTGGCGTTTCTGACCAAACCAGAGACATAGATACGGCCATCAACCTCAAATTCGTTGCCGACCACACGGATCACGGGAATCCACTGGCCTGCCCACTCTTTTTCTTCCAAGATCTCGTAGCCGTTGATCTTGCAATACTTCACACGGCGGCGCTCAGAGATACGGCTGCGCTTGGGCTTGCCGTAGACCATTTTCAATTGCTTGTCTTCAGGTGTACCCTCAAACGCGGTCTGCCCACCTGGGTACATGTTCAGTGTCGCCTTGTCGTAGTCAATGTAATAGTAGCCAGCGATGCGAACCGTGTCTTCATTGAGCCAGTTGCTGATCGACTGATCACCCACACCAAGCGATTGCAAGGTCGAGATAGGCGCAGCGTCGGGATATTGACGCTCATATTCAGCTTTGGTCAGGTCTTCGGTGATAAAACAATACTTAGCGTCTGCACCAGTGGGGTCTTGGATCAAAGGATCCATGTAGACCGAAAATGAGTTGCGGATGCGGCCAATCTTGATGTCTTGATCAAATGTGGCAGGGTCGCAGTACTCGGTCATCAGGGTGATGTACCCTTCGCCGTAGGCGACTTGGTTCTCACATGCTGTGTCGTATGCCACATCAGCGTCTGAGATGTATTCAATGTGGCGGATCATGCCGTTAAAAATCTCAGCCACTTGCACATCGGCGTTGTCATCCACGGGGATGACTTTAGCGCCAGGCCTGTTCTGACGCATGTCATTCGTCACTTGACGGACATGTTGCGGCAGTTTGTTAATTGTCAGTGTTGGGCGTGCGTTGATCGTTTGACCTTGCACCGCACCGCGAGTGGCCAAAACGTCAGCAGGCCACTGCCAGTGGTTGTCAGGTGAGCCAGCATAGAAGCGCAGATCGTCGATTTCGTCTTCACGACTCTCAGCCAGCGCAGAGACAGCCATATCAAGGCGTGCGCGAGCGACGGTCAATATGTCAGAGTCACTTTTTAGAGGTTTGCCGCCGGCAGCTACATTAGCTGCTGCGACCATGCCGGTTGGGTCTGCCATATTACTTCTTCTTCGCTGGTGGGGCCGCGCGTTTGACAGAATACGCAATCGCAACGGCCTGTTTGACGGGTTTGCCAGATTTTACTTCAGCGGCGACGTTTTTGCGGAAGGCTTCGGGTGATTTTGACTTGACAAGTGGCATGATCACTTCTTCTTCGCTGTTTTGGCGGATTCTTTGAACGCCTTGGCAGTCGGCGCGCCTTTGTCGCCTGGCTGGCGCATTTTTTCTTTGCTACCAGCGGCGATGCGCTCGCGTTTGGCGTGGATATTTGCGTAGAGTCCGGGCTTTTGCATTTTAACTTCCCATCCAAGAGGTTGTCACCACGCTTCGATCCACATAAGTGCGGCGCTGCGTGGGTTCACGCGCCTCACGATGCGCCACAGGGAAGGCAAAAGTCACACAGATCGCGTCTGCCGCGTCGGGTGATGCCAGCCCCCTGGCTTTCATGTCCTTTTTCGACTCCAGAAAAATCGTACCCTTGGAGTCGGGCTTCATCATAGGTGAAATTAGATCAGTTTTAAGAAACCTGTCAAGCGGTATTGAGGCCGTTTTGAGCCAATCTTTCATTTTCCCCCACATTTCAGCCCTTTTGTTGCCGTACATGATGGGATTGGTCGATTTATTTCCAAAATTCACCCCTTTGACCTTGTATCGCTGCTCTTTTAAGCGGTCGACAATGCCAGCACCCAGCCCGCCCTCGTCGATCACGACCAGCGTGGGCTTAAATTCCTCAATCGCCTCGATCACATGCCCCACGACCGTCATGGTGTCGTCGCCCCGATGCCGCCGGATGTCCACCAAGTCCCGCCCCTGCCTGATAGCGATGACTGTCGCGTCCGCGCCAAACCGTGCGGGGTCAACGCCGATCACGATAGGCGCTGACTGATCTTGATACTTAGGCCTTTTCATCGCCTCGTCTACTAACAAGGCGCCAATGAACTGATCGTCGCCCTCTGACGGGAACTGACCGTACACCTCAACGTGCGCCTGTGCGCTGTCTGGGCCGTATTCGTCAATGATGCTCTGATAGACTTGCTTGTCCGTGCCCTCGACAGTCCTAGCGTCCACGACTTTTGTTGTCCAAAAACCACGCTTGCTGTTGAATGTCTCGTAGAAGTACCCCGTGTTGCGGCGTGGGTTGCTAAACGCCATCCAGAAACGATTGGGCGTGTTCTCGGTAAAGAAACCCGCTGTCACAGCCCAAATGCTGTCGTCAATACCAGACGCCTCATCAAACACCACCAGTACACCGTCAAAGTTGTGGACACCCGCGTAAGCGTCGGGGTTTTCCGCTGACCAAAGCCGTCCCTCGACGCCCCAGTAGCGGGTGCCTTTCTTAAGATCACGCTCGACCAGTTCCGTGAGCCACTTGGCTGGCATCAGCCGTGTGGCTGAGACTTCAAACCAGTGGCTGTTAAGAGACATCGCCAGCCATTTGGTAATCTCGGCCCATGTGACAGAGCGCAGTTGTGATTCACTGTTGGCTGAGATGATGGTCGTTGACCCTATGCGGGTGGACAGCATCCATATCGTGATCCATGACACTAAGGCCGACTTACCAATACCACGGCCAGACGAGACGGCGTGGCGTAATGTGTCGAAGTCAATCTTGCCCTGGTTCTGTTTGATGTGCGCCGCGATGTCTGACAAGACCTCACGCTGCCATTTGCGTGGGCCTTTGAAATGCTCCAGTGGCGTGCCAGGTTGCCCCCAAGGAAACGCAAACATGACAAACGCCAGTGGGTTGTCTTTGATTGCCGGCGCCCATAAACGCGCCATCAGTTCTTGTTCGTCTTCAGCGCTGTATATGGTCGATTGCATGCGTGGGTGCCTCGATTATTTCTATGTCGGTCACATCTAACACTCTCTTCTGCGCCTCGGCCAGTGCGCCTGTGATGGATATGCGCTGGTCGACTTCGACAGATATGGCCTGCTTGGCCACCCAGCCGTGTTGATGTTTGAGGATCTCAAGCGCTGACTTAGCGTCGCCTTGGAGCGCTGCGCTGCGCAAGACGTTGGCCATCTCTATCTCAGCGTCTGCTTTGCCCTTTTGCGCGGCCATCTCGACCACGGGGTCAAGTTGCGTGAGTTGTCGGTATTCGGTGGGCAACATGCCTGCGGCGAGTGCCAAGGCGTCGCCTTTGAGGCCAAGTTTGGCTGCGTCATACACCGCCTTCAAACGCGACTCTGTCGCTTCGACCTTGCGCGGTGTAAATGGTATTGAATAGAACATAAGCTCTCCATGCTTTGCACGTGGCTGGGATTGTATGCCGTTTTTTAAAAAATAAAAAATTGTTTGCGAGTCCACCGTTTTCACTAGGCCCTTGCCGCCGGCCCTTGGGGTACCCCTTCTGGCATTGTGGGTATTTTGCCATCGGCCCGGCGCCGGCATGGCCAGCGGCCACCGTGCGCATGCTGCAAGCTGGCGCCGGCATGGCCATCGTTTAGGTCATTTGGGTCATTTGGGTCATGGTTTTTTATTTGTAAGCTGGCGCCAGCATGGCCATGCTTTGGGTCATTTGGGTCATTGTTTTTTGCATGACCTAAATGACCTAAACGCAAAGATCTGGCGCCCAGGCTTTGGGTCATTTGGGTCATTTTGTCATGCCAGAAAAATTGGTGCGGGAAGGCGCGAGCGTTCGCGGGTGAGATTTCCTAGATACTAACCCTACTGGCTATATATACAGTATATAAATTATTGATGTTATCTATAAACCATGACCCAAATGACCCAAAGCATAGTAAAACCCAGTATTTGCGCCGCTTTGCGATTGGGTCATGCCAGCCCAAATCCATAACCTAACCCTAACCCAAATGACCCAAAATTATGCAATTTTTGCATATTGTCACTTTTTTGCAAATAGGTGTTGACAGTGTACGAAAATGCCTTACAATAGCGTCACTGGGTCCGAAAAACCCAGTAAAACCTAAACTAACCTAAAGGCAAAACATGACTAAATCTGAAATTCGCGAGTTGCAAATTATCACAAAATACCGCGCTGCTGGCTTAGGCCCTGACTACGTCGCGCGCGCTATATCTGCACTCATTCGCGCGGCCCGTTCTAAGAAAAGCGCCGACGCGCTTCGCGCGCATGCCCTGGCATTCGGCGTGACAAATCACCCAGAATTCATTGTCTAAATCAAACCGGCCAGCAAAGCTGGCCTTTATTCTCTAATCTTAACTAAAGGCAAAACAACATGAAAAAAGCATTATTTCTAGATCTACTGGCCGTGGCCATTGTCGCTGGCGCGCTGCTAATCGGCGCCCTGGCTTATTTTGACGTTTTAACCAAATAAGGGGCCGAGCATGCAAGCACATCTAACCCTTAAAAGCGCAAACGTCAAAACCGGCCCGATTCCCGTTAGCACTACAGAACGCGACTCTTGCCCCAGTGATTGCAGCATGCGCGGCGAATGTTACGCCGCCAGTGGTCCGCTGGCCTTGCATTGGGCCGCCGTTAGCGATAAAAAACGCGGTACATCGTGGGCCGAATTTTGCAGCACAATCGACGCGTTACCCGCTGGGCAATTGTGGCGCCATAACCAAGCCGGTGATTTGCCTCAGCAAAACGGGACAATCGACGCCGTAAAGCTGGGCGAACTAGTGGCCGCGAATGCTGGCAAACGTGGCTTCACTTATTCGCATCATCGCGACGCGGCCAGCATTGCATGGATTCGCCACGCGAATGCTTGGGGCTTTACCGTCAATTTATCGGCTAATGATCTAATCGACGCCGATTATTTGGCCGACCAAAACGCCGGGCCCGTCGTCGTTGTTTTGCCCAGCACACAAAACGAAAACACAAAAACCCCAGCCGGCCGCCCGGTGGTGGTTTGCCCAGCAACCCAGCGCGACGATGTATCGTGCGCGACGTGTCAATTGTGTCAACGTCAACGGTCCACAATTGTAGGATTCCCAGCCCACGGCGCGCGCCATCGCGTCATTAACTTGAGGTTAGCAAAATGAGCTATACATTAAAAAGATCACTCAACGGTTTGTCATTCGAAGACATAAAGCGCATATATGACAATAACCCAAATTTGACGTTAAAAGAATTGTCAAATTTAACGGGTTTTGCAATCCCTTTTCTTAAGAAAATTCTATTAGAAGAGGGCGCCAAATGATCAAAAGCATGCGCGCCAAATACCCTGGCCACTGTAGTAAATCAGGCGCCAGGATAAACCCCGGCGATGATATTAAATTCGACACGGTAACGCGCCGGGCATGGTTAGAAGAACCCGGCGATACCCGCGTTATTTTCTACGGTGAAAACGGGCCCACGGTATTTCACCGAAACCCACGCGGCCGGTGTATCGATGCACCATGTTGCGGGTGCTGCACTATTTAAGGGGAAATTATGGACCATTACGACAAAACGACAGTGACATTCCACCGTGGGAATGCATTCACGCCAGAGGGAATAGACGCGGCGCCGTTTGCGACGCTAATTATCAATGACCTAGTGGGCCGGGAATTGATCGATTCAATTTGCGCCCTAATGCGCGGACACGTCAACCAGGCGCATGCGGATCATTGCAACATTAAATTAACTGTAGAAGATTGGGATTGTTAAATGTTAAAAATGAGATTAGGACGGACAATTTATATTGTCAACGATGACCACGCCGGCGCGGTAATGAATGAACATGCTAAATGCACCGGAAAACATAAAATTGTCAAAAGTAAAGGCCCTGAGCGGCGCTATTTTCCGACATATTTTTATTCCACAGCGGACTATGTGACGCGTTATTACGCGCTCAATAGTGGCCGTGGCCACCAGGGTAAGGGCGCGCCTTATGGTAGTGAAAACACGTTAACCGGCTTTTATGAAAACCTAAATGAAGCGCCGACCACCTATTACACGGGAGAGGATCTATATGAAAACGAAGGATAATTTACACCCACTTATGCGCGAGATAATCGCGCCCTGGGCGCCGCTCATGTATGCCGACCATTATTACGTCGATTTGGGTTACCGGCATAAACGCGGCCAAGTGTCAGAACATGAATATAAGATGGCTATCGCGGAGGGTCCAGAGGCTAGGCGCCTAATAAACCGTGGCGCCATGGAGTCTATCAAATGGTCTTACTAATTGCCCTTATACTGGGGGCGCTGCTGATCATTCTCCTAGATCTGTAGCAGTTGCCAAACCTTTAAGGCCCCAGCGATGGGGCCTTTTTTTATTTCACCAGGCGCACGGCCTGGGGCGCTGGTAGATCCTCGACCATGCGGCGCAAATCTGACTTGCTCATGTTGACCATGTCAGGCGCGCAAAACAAGTGTTTTTTGCTGGGGCAATCACCCGACGCGACGCGGCCCAGGTCAACCCACCCCGCCTCTTTAAGCGCATGCAATAACGCCGGCTGGGGGACCTTCACGCCAGCGGGCGCGGCGCCGGCCACACGGTCACAAAGCGCATGGAAGGGCGACGCCACCACGCCTTTAGAAAATTCGCCCAGGCGCCCACGCATCAGTTCCACTAAGTAACTCTCGGCCATGCTCATACCATGCTCGACAAGATTTAACTTAAATTCTGTCATGGCCGGCGCGGCGCCAGGGTTGAAGGCCGAAACATCACGGGCATGCAGCCAGGCGCCCACGGCCTCAAAACCTCCAGACCTATACCAAGCCCACATGCGCGCGGCGGCGTCGGTGCCCATACGCGGCGCATGGGACCACACGCAAAACCACCGGCGATCCTGGGAATCTAAACTAATCGGCACGGGGTCATTGGAAAACGCCAACACGAACACGCGGTTAGCCATCTGGTAAGGGTGCAGGCCCTTACGGTTAACTGTCAACATTTCAGGCGGCGCGGCAATGATGGGCTTTAGCTTATTCGCTAATGCTCTCCTTTCCTTGGCGTCGGGTTCTTTCAACTCATTCAGAATCAAGATCTCGGACTCAAGGGCATAGCCAAATTGGCTGCTCATAGTGTCATTGTCCAGCAGGCCACGGTTTTTAAGGTGAGGGCCACACACGGCCCAAATAAACGGCGCCCACATCGTATCTTTGCCGGACCCTTGGTCACCACCGTGCAAAATCGCGTGATTGATCTTGATCTCAGGGCGCTGAATTTTAAAAGCCATCACGTTGAAAATATGGTCCAACTCGCGCTGATCAGGCACCAGCGTTTTGCAGTGGTCCAGCCACGGTGTAATGTCGCCGGCGGCCACTGGGGGCCTGGCGTCGCGCCAGCGGTTACCGTACAGATCACCATCGCGCGCCACAATCACGGACTCGCCAGCAGCGTAAGTGATGCCCACAAGCGCTTTGGCGCCGTAGTCCTGGCGGTTCTCGTCAAAGCAAATAGAAGCCTCAATTTTAGGGCGCTTGCCGTGAATTGAATTGCAGGGGATATGACGGAATAACGCGTTGAAGGTGCTGCGGGAGATCTCGCGGCGGTCTTGCATGTCAAAGTAAGACTCATCGTCCTGAATGTACGCAAAGCGCTCATACCACTGCGTTTTTTGGACCCGTCCCAACTCTTTGCGCTCAACTTCAGCGATCACGGCAGCGGCGGCGTCAGGGAATGCTTCAGTTGGTTTAATTTTAGACAGCGCTTGGTCCATGGCCAAGGCGAGCAACTCATCACGCAAACCAGGCGCATGCTTGGGGCCGCCATTGTCAGATACCCACTCAAGAAATTTATTAGAATCAAAATCAATGCAATGACTATGCAGGCATCGATAGGCGCGATTAGCGGGCATGTAACGGCCCTCTGGATTGCCGTCGGTATGCTCGGCATGGTTTGGGCAGATCACGCCGGCCCAGCCTTCATTATTGGGCTTAGACAGCAAGGCGCCATGGCCAGACAGCCACGCCATCACATCGTCAGCGCCATCGTCCGACAAACGGATTGGGCGCACGCCGACCGAATCAGCAGGCGCAGGGACAACACCAAACGCGTCGCAGATTTCCTTAAGAGTAAATTCACGCTTTGGCTCAAAATCCACCAACTTAGCGGCAAAATTATCACGCCCTGGCTTTAAGTTGATCGAGCCAGGCAAACGGAAATTGCGCACGGCGTTGACGGCGCCCTTGTCAGTAAAGCCAGCTTCAGCGATTGATTTGATAGCGGCAGCAAAATCTGCTTTTGTAGGTTGATCAGAGAAAGCATAACCCCACTGGAACGAACCTGGCGAGGTTTCAATTTTCCATGTCGGTTCTAGCGGCGGTATGTTGGGCGCCTTCTCAGGGTCCCCCACATCGTCCAGCACCATTACAAGGACGTACTCACAGCATGCCACGCTGGCGCTTGGATATCCATCTTTAAAACGGTCAACGATAAAGCTGGCCGTGTTGCCGTAAATTGCCCATTCGGGTTTTGTTTTGCTTGTGGGCAGCATGGCCGGCCATGTGCATTTGATAGCGCCGTCAGGAAAAAATTGCATTTGGCCATTTTTAAGCTGGGGCTTTTGGCGCACGATTAGCGCAGTCTCACCCTCGGGAGCCAAAGAAATTAAAAAATCAAGAAAATTCATTTGCCATACCTTTTCATAGTTTCAACTTCAGCGTTAAGCGGCAGGCCTGTCGCCCACGCTGGCGCTGTACACATCACACGTTTTAATTCTTCCGCTGCACCCACGCGGTTGGTTTCAAGCACGATCTCGTCATGCACATGAAGCACAACGTCATCGAGTTGTCTGAGGGAGTGGCGAAGTAGATCATTGGCGACCGCTTGCGTCACATTTTCACACGCCAAGCCTTTCCATAGGCGGGCGCGTGGCCATTCTTTTGCATCTTGCGCAGGCTTCCATGCCGCTTTGGCATAGGTCACGCCCTCCGATTCCAATTTGGCATAGGGGTAGCACAAAATGCGGCCTGAGGGGAGCGCATACCACAGGTGTTGACCATCAAACAAATATGTGATACGGCCTGCTTTAAATTCACGCCCCTTGTTTCTCATCGCACGGGTATATGCGTCCTCAAGAGCAGACCAGTAAGGCACAGACCAAGGATTAGCGCGGCGCCATCCGTCAACCATTCGCTTTGCCACAGGCTCAGGTAAAGAAATGCCATAAGCACGACCCATTGCAGCAAAGGCACCAACACCACCGGCAAAGCCACACGCCAGTTCTTGAACTTTGCCAATCTGTCGTTGATCTTTGGTGACATCGTCGACGCGGATGTTGAACGTCGCTGCTGCGTTAACTTTGTATACGTCTTCACCAGTCCTGAAGAGTTCCAGTTTGTCATCGCCACGGCCAGACAGCCACGGGTTAACGCGGGCTTCGATAGCCGCCCAGTCTGCAACAACCAGATGTTTTCCCTCTGCGGGGATGATGGCGGGTCTGAGCATTCCTTTAAGTACATCGGTAACGCGCTTTCCATACCGAGGCACGATTGCGTGGCCTCTGACCATGGCTTGCCTGACACTATCTGGCTCTTCAGCGCACTTTCGGGTGAAATTATGTACTTGGGCACCGTAGGACGACGCGCGGCCTGTTGCTGAACCTCCAGCAAATACGAACGCTCCGCGTACTCGCGCATCCTCCTCATCCGCCAGATCTGCGAGGCGTTTGAATTTCGCAACAGAGGACGCCCAGAGGTCGTCGGCGCATTGGATAACTTCTTGGACATCGGCGGGGACTTCATCGGGGTTCTCCATTAAAAGTAAATTAGCACGCACAGTCTTGTCGATGGAATACTTGCCGTCCTTCTCCATCAACTTCTTAGCCTCATCGCCCACACGCTCAAGCACCCACTCACGCATGCGTGGGGAGCGCACAGACGCGATCGCACCGCCTGTGACTTCTTGCACGATCTGCTCGATCTCGACCAACTCGTCAGACGCAAATTTCACAGCCGCATGGCACAGGGGTACATCGACCAACACGCCTCGGTCGTTGATCTGCTCGTTAACGTGATAGTCGAGTAATTCTTCATCCGACATATCGCGCATGGCCTTGCTGATCGCACGCATGGCACGGACGTCTTGTTCACAGTAGGCGATCATCTCGGCCATGAGTTCAGGCGAGTCTTTGAACGGCGGCACGCACATCAGGCGAATGAGTTGCGCGCCTCTGTGGTCTTTCTTCATGGACGCGCCAGCAAAGCGGCCAACGTCCTCTAGACTGCCAGGCGCGCAGTTGGCGCGGGCTTGTGTGGCCGTGCAGTAAAACTGTTCCAACTTGAAGTTGATCTGCAACACATACCAAAAGATCAAGCGCTCAAACGCTGCGTTATGTGCCCTGATCTGGCCGGTGTAGTTGCGCACGCGCTCGGGGAATGGCTGTGCGGGCGTCCACGTTACGACATCCTCATCGTCAAACGCATACGACATACAGAGGACTTCGGTGCTTGCGTCTTGCGCGTAGTTGTATACGCCCTTGGAGCGTAGGTCGCAGGTACTGCGGGTTTCAAAATCTAACCAAAGCATTGGCATCTCCTTTCCAAAGCCCCCTGTCACGGGGCTTCAGAAATTTAGACGCTACGGCGGCGGCGAGTAGGCGCTGCCGGCGCTTCTTCAACCTCTTTTTCAGCCGCAGGTGCTTCGCCATCCATGCTCACCCACTCGACAACCTCAAAGACTGGCGTGTAGATCTTGCCGTAGGACTTGTGGCTGTAGTGATCCTTCTTCAGACGAATCACAGGCACTGGCTTGGTCTGGTCTTTCTCAACTTGCTCGGCCAGAGCAACAGCCAAGGTTTGAACAGAGCGCTTGCCGCCCACTGATGTGGTTGTAAAGCGCGCTTCCATGCCCTTGTCTTCGCCAGAGATGCACTTGAGGGACATGCCCACTTGTGTTTCCCAGCCCTTCTTGGCTTGAGGTGGTGCCTCATCCAGTTCAGGCAATGGTTGTGACACGGACACCATCTTCTCACCCAAGACTTCACCGTCGCCCCAAGCGATAAAGCCATGCACGAATGAGAAGGGATTGACCGCCCACTTGGCGTCGTCTTCTACTTCGGTTTGATCTGCGCCAAACACCCAGTGACCTGTCTTGTCCATCTTGAGGATGACAACACCGGCTGGGCCAACGTCGGCTTGAATCGAACGCAAAGCGCTAGACAAAGTTGAAACTGCTGGCAAGCCAGCTTGAGAAAAGGCTACTAAATTTGACATGATTTTCCTTTATTGGAGTTTATTTAAAGCACCGCGAAGCTGGGCACTTAGGAGCATCACTTCGGGGCGTGGATCATCCACGCTTGCCAAAGTGTTACCTGAAGAGATGGCGACGACGAGGTCTTCGGGTAGGCCGATCTTGCGTTTCTTCAACGCCTTCTCGGCCTTCGCCGGGGAGACTACGGACGTCTCCATCACTTCAGATTCTGTGAGGCCGTATGCGAAGAGGGCGACCTTGGCCTTCTCCTCATCCGTCCATGAACGAATGGCACGCTTGGCCACCAATTTGTATTCGGGCAACTTAGCGCCAGACTCAAGCATTTGCAGTGCAAGAGCGCGCAAGTCACGGATCCAATCCTCAAGCATGTCTGCGTTCTTGAGGTATGTGCTGATCTGCGCGGCGGGCAACGCTTCAATTTGCACCTTGAGAGCGCGGTCAACTGCGCCAGTCATCTTGGGGCAGATGGGCTTGCCTGCGCACCAACGGCAGTGGTCACCCACGGCTAAATGCGCGTCAGGATACTGCGAACGTGTAACTGCAACGACCAACTCATTCTCAAACTTGGCGATGCGATCTGGCGTTGTCACCCAGCGACGCACTTCAGGCGGCTGAACAATGACCATCTCAATCTCTGTTGCGCCATCAAACGCCCACTGTGCTTCTTTGGTACGCATGGCAGCGGCGGCGTAGAACATCAGTTGCGGGTTTTCTTCAGCCTCAACCATGACACCATCACCAAATTTCCAATCCAACACAATGGCACGATTACCAATCCGGCCAATAAGATCAGTGGAACCAAAGACACCAGGAAGCAGATCCCCAAACCCAACGCGAGTCTCGACTTCATATTCCATTGTCTGATCGGGGTCAATCGCATCGAGTGCCTCCAGTGCTGGTTTGACTTTTTCGTCAATGAGTTCTTGCGTAAGCAGTTGGTCTTTGTAGCGTGCGCCAAGGTAAGACTCAGGCACATCGCCAGACGTCAGGATCTGTTCCATGGTGTTGTGAAGTAGCGTGCCACGGTCGGCGTGTTCGCTTGAGGGCTTGGGCGGCATCTGCTGCACCAACGCCACACTGCCTGGGCAGTTGATGACGCGTTTGGCTGTTGAGCCGCCTACGATATTTGAGTGTTGCACTTTACTGTCCTTTCGTTTATTGAATCTTTAATGTAGCACAAAAATAATTGTTGTGCAAATGTTTTTTACATGTATACTTCGCGGCATGCGTGAAAAAGAAATTGAAACTTATTTTGACTGGGCGGTGCAGCGCATCGGTGGCCGGACTTGGAAGTTTACTTCGCCCGGACGCAAAGGTGTAGCCGATCGTATTGCGTGTTTACCCGATGGCCAGACATGGTTTGTCGAGTTGAAGACCAAAGGCGGTCGCCTGAGTGAACTACAAAAATTATTTGAAATGGACATGATGTTGTTGCGCCAAAACTACGCATGTCTTTGGACTAAGGAACAAGTGGATGCTTTCGTTAAGACCGTATCAAGAGACAGCCGCTGACTTTCTCTTTGAACACGACAGGGCGATGATTCTAGCGCCCGTTGGTGCGGGGAAGACTGCGATCACATTGACTGCTATGTGGGAGATGTTGCGTGATAACCACGTTAAGCGCTGGCTGGTGCTGGCACCCAAGCGCGTCTGCACTGATGTGTGGCCAGTCGAGCGCCCCAAGTGGGCTGACATGATGAGCATGGCTCTGTGCGTTGGCACGCCCAAGCAACGCTTGGCAGCGCTCAAGTCCAACGCTCAAGTGGTTGTGACCAACTACGACAATTTGCAGTGGCTGGCCGAGCAAAAGCTAAACTTTGACGGCGTTGTGTTTGACGAATTGACGCGCCTCAAAAACCCCAGCGGCACACGCTTCAAGGCGTTCCTCAAAGTCATCGACGCCATGACTGTGCGCTGGGGCTTGACTGGCTCGTTTACCAGCAACGGCTTAGAAGACGTCTTTGGCCAGTGCAAGATCGTTGACCAGTCTTTGCTTGGCCGCAGCAAAGGCGCGTTCATGCAGACGTATTTTGTGCTGATCAACAAAGAGTTTGGCGAGTGGGCGCCGCGTGTTGGCGCGCTTGAGAAAGTGATGAACGTGATTAAGCCTGCCACATTTGTCTTGGAGGCAGGTGAGTATAAAGACAAACTGCCGCCTTTGCACACTGTCGAGTTGCCATGCACGATGGACATGACGCCCTACAACACGATGAAGAAAGACTTTGTGCTTGAAGGCATCACGGCTGTCAACGCCGCAGTGGTCACGGGCAAGCTGCAACAACTGGCGTCTGGGTTCGTGTACGACACAACGACAGCGCCGTCAGACTCGCCAGGCAAGTTCACAGTGACGCAGATCCCTGTGTGGTTTAGTAGCCACAAGTTTGACCGCCTTGAAGAATTACTAGACGAGAACCAGCATGCCAACACCATCATTGCTTATACCTATCAAGAAGAACTTGCCGAACTCAAGCGACGCTTCAAAGTCACAACCCTTGACGACCCCGACGCCATCAAGCGATGGAACGATGGAAAGGTCAGGATACTGGCCGTCCATCCAAAGTCAGCAGGCCACGGACTTAACCTCCAACACGGCGGCTGTCACATGGTGTTTCTGTCACTGCCGTGGAGTCTGGAGTTGTTCGAGCAGACCGTTGGCCGTCTGCACCGCAGCGGGCAGAAGCACCCTGTGTGGTGCTACGTCTTACTGACAGCCAAGACTGTTGACGAGAAAATTTGGGCGGCGCTTCACGACAAGCGCGCCATATCTGATATTGCAATGGAGGAACTTAGGACATGACACAAGATGAAATCATTGAGATGGCTAAACAGGCAAACGCTGGAATGTTGCATGGTGGAGGATATTCATTATTTGGAAGTGACGCAATTGAACGCTTTGCCAAGCTAGTAGCACAGCATGAGCGTGAGGCGTGTGCAGAGTTGTGTGAGGGATACGCTCAAGCCAAATACGCAGCAGGCGCTATCCGAGCAAGGGGACAAGCATGAACATATTTATTTACACCAAGAAAGGCTGCCCCAACTGCGTGACGGCCAAACTGTTGCTGAAGTCGCAAGGGCTGAAGTTTATTGAGCAAGACATGGACGACCCTGAAGTAGCGGCGGCGTTTCGGTTTGCGCATCCTGACGCCAAACAGATGCCGCAGATCTTTATCAACGACCAGCGCGTCGGTGGCCTGGCAGGCTTGCAAGAGGCGTTGAAACAATTATGAGTTGGCCATTTCCACCCTTTCCAAACCCCAAGGACACGGGCAACCGTGTGCCTAAATTTAACCCTGACAACTTTGAGGACGCGCCGATATGAGCAACATGGAAGCATTCAACAAGATTATGTCTGAGATTGGCGAGCAACTAAACGAAGAAACCATCACCGCCATTAAAGCCGCACTAGAAGCGAAGGTTGAGCCTGTGGCGTGGATGAGTACGCATGACGTTGGATTTAAGAAATCTGAATTTGGAAATACACCAACTATTCCTCTCTACACCACCCCACCACAGCGTACATGGGTAGGGCTGACGGATGAGGAGATTGATGTAATTTATGAACAGCACCATAACCAATATGGCGAATGTGAATCTGTTAATTTGGGATACGAGCGCGCCATTGAAGCTAAATTGAAAGAGAAAAATGAAACGAATTGACCAATGGAAAGCCAAACTTAAAGTGGCCAAAGCAGAGTTGCGCATACGCAACAGAGAAGCTAACGCTGCCCTACGCGCTTTGATGAACGTAGAGACAACGATCAAACAACTGGAGAGAAAAATTGACAACTACATGGCGAAGCCTTAACAGCCAACTCAGCAGAATGAGCGAGGAAGACGTCCTCAGACTGCTCAACGAAGAACGTGAGGGCGCTAAACGCGTCACCATGCTAGAGCGCCTTCACCAGCGCTACAACACCCTGCGCGTTGCGCGGGAGAGACTTGAACTACTCAAAGGAGCAACTAAATGACACTGCCACCCCACTCTAAAATAAGCTACCCTTCTATTCCGTTGAAAGACTTTAAATGGACGCCTGGCTCAGATGTGCAGGCGCTCTGGCGCAAACACGGCTGGACACCGCCATCCGAGAACATGACGCCCCCACCGCCCGAGAAGGCGTATGTTGCATAAATTTAAACTCTGCGATAAATGTCAACAAGAAAAGCCGCCCGAGGGCGGTGTTGACATCAAACAAAAATGGCACTGCCAAAGGTGCTGGATCAACCGAACAACCAATAGACATTTAAAACAAAATGCCACGCCCAAAACCGCTTGAAGAACTAAAGCCTCGCTGGATGCGACTAAGCGACCGCCATGTGGTGATCTTTCAAGAACTTGGTGGAATTGATTGGCTGCGCAAGCACTTGGACAAAAGCGCTAAGATGCCAGCCAAGTATTACCGCCGCGAAATGGACGCGCCGTCAAAGAAGGAAATCAATGACTAATCAACCAGACTTTGCAACTTGGAGCCAAGCCAACTTGGCCAAGTTTGCGCAAGAATCCTACGCCAGACTGTGCCAACAGGATGACATCATTCAGCAGCTTCAATGCGATCTGAAGACCGCCCTTGAAGCCTACCGAGCGTTAATTAAGGAATAACGCTTTTTCGGCTTGTCTGCGTCTGACTAAACCTTTTACTTCTTTGCCGCCCGCTTTTGTCCACATTAAAAAAGCGTGTGCGGCATCGTCCCACTCACCACGGTTAACTTTCATGCGAATGGTTGACCGTTGGTAATTCCCTAGCCCTGCGTTGTACGCAAAAGAGACAACAGCGTCGAATTTGTTTTGATGACTAGCAAGATTAGGAGAAAGTCGAAGAACACCACGTTCAAAAGAATTGATGTCCATTTTGAATAATTCGACCAATTCTTCTTTTGACCAGACACGATTGTCGCCTTCTTTCAGTTGGTAATCAGACCTTATAAGCCCCGTGTAGCCATCTTTGCGGACGTTTGGCAGGGCTAGTTGATCGCCATACATAGCGTGACCCCACCCAACCGTCCAAATAGCCGCAGAGCAACGATAAGGCTTGTTCCTGTAGCCTTCAAAGAAGTGCATCAAGTCCTCGCCCGCCTTGCTTATTTTCATTTCTTAGACCATGAACGTGAGCCAAACCAAAACCCAATAATACCCCCCAACATCGCCATTTCGTCTGAAGAAAAAATAATGTCGGAAACACGAATTAGATCATCCATGTTCACCACTAATTGTGGGTTGCTGTAGATGTAGTAAGCAAGCCAGGCATTGATGGCGCAAAGTTCAAGAATAAAAATGTAAGTCACAGTTGGGCGAACCGTGCCAATGTAGCTTGCCACCCAAGTGCTTGCCTTTTCTAAAATTTGTTTGTCATGATCATACGCCGCAACAGTCATCTCTGCGTCAGTCTGCATGGCGATCTGGTCGGTGCGGATTTCTTCCATACGCTGTTGCGCCGCAAAGCCCGCAGCCGCCATCTGAAGTTGTAACTCTACTTGGACTCGCGCTAGCGCCAACTCATGTCGTTGATCGTCTTTGTTCTGAAAAAAGTCTAGCAGTTTAGGTAGGCCGGAGATTAGCAAGCCCCCAAGTGTTGAGAATAGTGAAAGCATTACAGTCCAATCATTCCAAGTAGTTTATTGACAATTTTGTCTGACAAGTCATCAGGCAAAAACTTAAGCAGTCCAAGCACGTACCACGCGATGCACATACGCACAAAGATCTTGATAAAGAAATCAAATTGCTTTTGGTACTCATTCATCGACCACACTTTGATTTAGCGCACAACTCGCCAATTTCAGCAATACCCCAACCGACCGCGCCTAAGAACATGACAATAATGACAATGGCCGCCGCCCATTGCAATTGTTCAGCTTCATCTTCTTTTTGTTTCTTCTCAGCGGCTTTCAACTCTGCCATCTCTTTGGCATCGTCCCTGTCCATCTCAGCTTGACGGGCTTTGGCGGCATTCCACACATCAATCCGGCCAGTCTGCATAAAGAGCATCTTTAGCTGTTCTTCAAAGCGTTTTGCTTCGTCAAGCGCCATCTCAATCTGTAGCGCCGCACCAAGATTAGATTTACCCCCAGTACGCTTTGCCTGAAGCATTGCCTTAGTAGCAGTGCTTTGAGCGTCAAACATCCGCGAAATAGATGGAGCCAATCCCGCCAGATCACTAGCGACTTTGCTGGCTTTCTTGACTACACTGATTGCAGTTTGTAGTCCTTCAAGCGCCGTTATCGGATCTATTGGAATCATTTGTCAACTTTATTATCCAGTTTGTCAAAGATTTTGCCAAGCATGTCCTTGATGTCGCGCATGTCAACGCGGTAGTCATCTCGTGTGACATAGTTCAGCGGCATGGCACGAACATCCGTGTCAAGGCGCTCCAGTGATCTGTAGATGTTGTTCAGCACCCAGCCACCAAAGAAACCAGCCGCCGCTACGGCGATGTTGAAAAGAACTTGGTAATCCATTATTGGGCCAAAGCATTACGGTTTTCTGACGCGGGCATTTGCGCGGCAGCGGCAGCAGCGCGGGGTGCAATTTGCTTTGCCAATTGATTTGTTGCTTGCTGTTGGGCTTCCCGAGCCATTGCTTTTTGAATAGACTCCGCAGTAACCGCTGGGCTTAACATTTCACGCGCCAACTCCATGGCCAACTTATCGTCTACAACCCCTAGTAATCGCTTAACTACCGCGTTATAGATCGTAATAGGCATAGATAAAAAAGCAGACGTAGGCGCCACGCCAGATTCTTTACCAGCTTGCGTTGCTATCTGGCCTACGTCCTTACCGCTTTTTCTGCCCGCAGACGCCAAGCGTTCAAACTCAGCTTCGCGGGCTAAATCGTCACGCACAGAATTAATTGCGGTTAATTGACGATTGTCTAACCCTTTGGTCAGTTCGCTGATACGCGCTTCCACCGCCAAGGCGTTAGACCCTGGGGGTAACGCCGGCGCCAGTTTGTTGCCGTTTGCTTTGGCCATGTCTTCAACACGCGCCAACCGCTGCGCGTCTTTGTCGATAACATCAAAACGCTGGCGCAAATTCATCCCTGCGTTATCATAGATATCAATAGTACGCCCGTAATCCCGCATAAAATTAGCGTGCGACATACCGCCTTGCGCGACCTTTTTGCGATAGATGTCTTCAATACCCGCCCGTGCAATTTTTAACGCGTCTGGGTTGTTACCAAACAACTGGGTAAATTGCCGCGCTTCCGACTCACCATTAGGCGTAAAGTAGCGGTTTATAACATCTTCAGGTCGAATTTTATCTTCGCCTAAACTAGTGCGTTTAAACAAATTGGCGTTGACGCCTTCTTTAAACCTAGGCGCGTACTCAGTGCGATATTTAGACACGGCGTCAGCGTACAGCGTTTTAGCATCGTCGGCCAACGTGGTGCTTTTGCCAATCGCATCATCGATTGCGGCGTGCAACTGTTTTAGATTGCGTAGCGTTGTGGCCGCCATAGGCGCGTTGCTTGTGGAAGCCGCCGCAATGTCAGCGTTAATGGCTTTGCGAACGTCGTCAAGCTGTTGTAATGTGGCTTCAGGCGTTGCTGGCGGCGGTGTGGGCGTTCTTGCTGTTTTAAAGCCGGCTTTACCAATAGTTACTGCTTCCACTTCAGGCGTAGAAGGTATAAAACTACGCAGTTTGCGCACAGTGTCTGGCGCAGTCTCAGTAGCAAAGCTGGACAATTTACGGTCTAAGATACGCTCAGCGTCGGCGACAACATTTGAAATGTCAATTTTCGCGTCGCCTGCAGCGTCAAACGCAGCCTTATATGCGGGTTGAGTTACGTTAGCTTTGACAGACTGTCTTTCAGCGTTAGCGGCGGCGGTCAAAGCATCGCCTATTTCAGACGGGCTAACATCGACCAAATTACGATCAATCTTTGCCTGAATTTTACTCGCAACATTTTGAAACCGTTGTTGAACACGCTTTTCTTGCGCCAATCGGGCTTGGTTTGTTTGCGCTGCTGCGCCGGCGTATTCAGTGGCTACACCAGGTAACTCGGACAACTCTTGTTGCAACGCAGAAAATTTAGCCCCACCAACAGGCGCAGCCACTTGGCCCGCAGTTGGCGCAGAGCCAGGAACAATTACAGCTCCTTTGTCGCGCAAAGCGTTGATAATATCTTGACCTTTGCCTTCAACGGCATCCAAATATGTGGCTGATTTTAGGTCTGCAATTTTGCGCCCGTAAGTTACCGCTTTACCAACTAATGGCGCAACTACCATAGGCACTGCAGCTCCTATGGCCGCGCCCGTTTCAACGTCTTCTGGGTTAACCGCTGCAGCAGACGCGCCGCCTACCACAGCGCCGCCTACGCCTTTTGTTGCTACATTAACTACGCCTGGCTTGACGCCGGTTTGAAATCCAGCGCTTTGAATAGACGTTGCCAATGGCGTCAAAAATTTGGCTAACGATGGCGCCATTTCGGCTGCTTTTTTTATCGGCGCAGCGATCGCACCACCCACAGGCAGTGTACCTACTATTTGGCCACCTATGCGGCCAACGTCGCCGCCCATTAAATCGCCGTAATTTTGTTGGTATTGTTGTTTTTGTTGCGCCGCTGTTTCCCGCGCACCTTTAATGCCCAACGCTTCCGTAGCCGCAATCGCAGCAGTGTCAGTAATATCTTGTAAGCCCCGATAAAAACCAACGGCGGGGGCGTACAACGCTTTTAATATAGGGTTTGATGGCGCGGCCCCATATACGGACGGTCCTGCACGCGGTCCAGGAATGCCCGCACCACTAGGTGCAGTGACTGCAGCAGTAGGTGCATCATCGGTTAACCAATTACCGCCAACAAGATATGCCTTAACACCTTGTTTGTTGGTAGCAGATTGCGTGATAGGTTGCCACTGGTCGCCGACCAAAACAACGCGCTCGCCAGTTGTAGGGTTTGTTGCAGTTTGCAAAGCCATGTCGTGCCCTTAATCTGGTGTAAATCCGGGAGGAGGTGCAATTTGTGTAGGAGCAACGCCTTGAGCCGCCATATCATTGGTTACAAATTGATTTTTGCGTTCTTGCATTAAACGAAGAACAGTTTTTCCTGCTTCTTTTCTGATTTCTGTTGGCAATGTAGCGTCTGCTAATTGACCAGCGGCTTCTTTGTAAGATTGAGTATCTTTATTTGACTGCGGTCCTTCAAATCGAGGAACCATTTTTAACACTAAATCTGCAACCGGCGCAATCTTTCCAATAGCAATTGCACCAGGCGTAGCTTTACCAACAAATCCTGCGCCAATATCCGCAAGTCGGCCAACGCCGCTGCCAGTAGATTGGTCAATCAAACCACCATCTTTTGTAATGTCACTTAATTGTGTAATTGCAAAGCCGAGGTCTTTACTCATTTGCGCTCGCTGCGCAGCAGTCTTTTCAGCAAATGCCGATGGTTTACCTTTAACAGGTTCGCCGCCCTCGCCGGTAACTGGCTTTGCAACAGGCGTGGCGCCTGAAGAAAGTCGTGTTGGTAACGCAACAAAATTACCTTGCGCGTCTTGTTGATAAGTAACACCTTGATTTTCTTGCGCCAATCTATCGCGCGCCACGTTAAGTTGGCCCTGCGATACATTAAGTTGCCCTGCCGCAATATTTGCTTGCTGTTGCATAATTGGCAAACGGCCAGCTTCAAACTTAGTCATTGAGACATCGCCAAGCACATTTCCTATGCCGCCAGCAGCCAACGGATTTTTGTTAACGATATTTCCGCCAGCAACAAGCGCTTCTGGCATATATGCTTGCAACGCTTTACGCGAATTTTCTGTGGCTGTTGCCATGTTCATTACAAAATTTGGCAACTCAGCGGCGTTCATTGGAATAGCCGCAAGATCTTCTTTTCTTAGTAATCCTTGCGCAACAAGGCGGTTTGCTTGCGAAAATACATCTTGATGTGTAATTGGCTTTTTAGCTTGTACAGCGACAACAAGCGGCGCTAACGCAGTTGAAAAAGCATCAGCGCGGCTTGTGGCTGCTTGTCTTGCTTGCGCGTCAAGTTCACCTTGTGTTTTAGCAACATCTTGTTGCGCTTTATATGCGGCAATACCTGGTGGGCCGTATTGAATAGCAGTTTGAAAATCTAATTTAAAGTCAGGCTTACGCGATGCGTTGTACAAATTAGACTGTTGTTCTTCCGCACGTTGCGCCGCACCAAGTTGGTATTGCGCTAACTCATTTTGACTTTGCGCTTGACGCAATTGCATCAACTGCGCCATTTGATTAACTGGCGACTGAATTTGCAACTCAGTAGTTGGTCTAAAGCCTAAAGCGATGCTTGGGTTAATAGCCATGATTAGTAACCTCCACCAGGTTGCATGGGCACTGTTGCGCCGCCAACAGGAGAAAAGTATGAGTTAATTGCTGTGCCAGCATTACCAGTATTTTGACCAAAAAGTCGTGACATTAGTTGGTTATTTTGTTGGCCTTGGGTGTAATTCATGTATTGATTTAAACCGCCAGCTAATGTATTAGCGCCGCCGACATAGCCAGAAGCGCGCGCGTTAGCAGCGCCCATGTAATTGTTGCCTGCATTAGTGCCAAAGTTGCCTGCGGCGCTGCCCATCGCACCAGTTGCTGTCTGGCCAATACCAGCCATGGCTGCAAGGCGGTTGTAAGCATTGCCAAATTCTTGGGATGCGTAGTCTTGACCGTAGCGCTGTGCGGCTTTTAAAGCGCCGCCAGAGATCAAACCACCACGGGCGGCGGCTTGACGGTCTAGGGCTTTTAAGCCTTCACCCAAACGAAATTGATAGGCTGGATCCATGTAATCAGATACCACACCCTTTTGCATCTTAGCCAGCGCGTTGACGCCCGCTTCTTGGAATGGCTGCTGAAGTTCAATTTGCTTATTGAACATTTCACGCTGAAGTTGCGTGGCTTGATCAGCGCCTGCAACTTGTGCTTTGGCGGCTCGGCTAGTTGCGTTTGCGCCAATTAAAGCGCTGCCTAAAATTGCGGTTTCAATTCCCATTTTAATTCTCCTTGACCATCCAATTGTCAAAAGTCTTTTTGAATCCCAGCCTGCTTAGTATGTCATACATGTAATCATGCCCTGGGCTAACTTTGGTCACAACTCTGTTTTTATTAAACAGCTTTTGCAACAGACCTTTTGTTATCCATCGACGACGCCATTCTGGCGTAATTGAAACATGTAATTCATCCCCTTTTCGATAGACAGCGCCAATGCAACGGCCATCTCGAACAATAGTCTGAATTATCCATTCTTTCATAACTTCTTGGTAGACCTCAAACGAAATAGGTTGACCCCAATCCGTCGCCGCATAACCTATTTTTAGGCCTAATTCGCGGTTGTCTACTAATTCAGTTGTCATGTGATCTCGCGTCCACTCAAGCGAAAGTTAATGCCTGTTGCATTACTAGCAATTACTGAAACAAAATCACCAGCGTTCAAAATCTGACCCACAACTTCTGGCCAGATGTAAGTCTCTTTGGCCGCCAATGTACGCTTGGCGATGTAGTAGGCGTCGCCCACTGAAGCGCCAGCCGCCACAATGCTGATCGTCACAACACGCGAAGTGACGTCATAGTTGGCCGTGGTGACCTTGTCAATAATGGTGGTGGTGTTGGCAGGCGCGGTATAGACGGTTGTGTCTGTTGCGGGAACAATCGTGCCTTCGACCAAATTTTTTGCTGTTACTGTCATTTTTAAACTCCATAGCGCAAGGTAAACAAGGGACTGCTGCCTGTTGCGTAGGTGACAGCAGGGAATGTGGCGGGCAGTGTGCCGTAGGTGGCAGAACCTCTTATCACGGTGTCAGCCGTACCAATGGCGGCCACGCCAACAGCGGCAACAGCAGCGTCACTCAAAGTGCCTGCTTTGACAGTTGCGCCTGAATTGTTGGCAAGCAAAATAATGGCGTACATGCCAGCAGGCAAGACTTGTGAAATTGTGATCTCTTTAGTGCCAGATGACTCTAGACCCAAAGCGCCAGCGTCTAGCACTCGCGTTGTAGGGATGCCGTTTTCCATACGGTAAACGCCAAGGTACGCAAACACGCCAGCCGTGCCAGTTGTGACATTGCAACCGATCTTTGTCCACAACTGTTGCTGACGCACAACGAATGGCGTGGCGTACATGATGTTTGCTGAAATAGCCAAAGTACCAGAGGCTGCGGGGGTTAGCGCTTCACCAGCGTAGTAGCGACCAACTGCATAACCACCATAGTCAAACACATCAAACGCGCCTGGGTTATCGCGGAAAATCTGCGAGATGGACGCTTGGTTAGGCGTAACGAAAATCGCTTGGCCAGATGTCCAACTGTTGCCGTTCATCTGGTTGTCGTTGACTGTGATGTACTGAGGGCCAGAAGCCGTGCCGTAGAAGTACACAGCAGCGTAAGCATCGCTTGCGGGAGCCCACATGTTGTTGCCAACGATCAAGATGTAGCGCGGCTGGTTAGGGCTTGCGGTCAGTGAGATAAATCCAACACAGCTTGCGTTAGGGAACGAGGCGCTGTCGCGTCTTGGGTTATACAAAGTATTACCCGTGATCGTGGCGTATTGCACATCGGTCAATGAAATGCAGTCGCTATCGGTGTCGCCAATAAAGTTACCGCTGATTGTGTGGAAGCCGCCACCAACTTCAATACCAGACGCAGAAATGTACTTCTTGGTCTGGCCGCTGATCCAGTTGTTAGAAATGACGTTGTTGCTGCCGGTCATAAAAATGCCCGACTCTTTGTTGCTCGACAAGTAATTACCAATGATCGACAGGCGGTTGCCATTGGCGTACATGGCCGACCAGTTGTTGTTGTTAAAGTTACACTCAGTAACGCTCACATCAAACGATATGGTGGTGTCGCCTGCTGGCCCCATCCACAACGCTGCGCCACCCTCAATGATGACGCTATCACTTCCGCACTCAGTAAACGAGCAACTTGACACAACTGCGGCCAAACAACCCGCCAAGGCCAGACCAATGTATTGCACGTTGAAAACTTGGCAATTGGTAATGTGTAAATCATTAACCTTGCCAAACGACACCAACTCAGCCGTGCGCGAACCTAAGTTGTTACCATCAAAGCGGATATTGCTAATGCTAATACCAACATCTGTGTAAGAGTAAGCCGTGCCAGATTGGTTAGGGTTCTTCAATAGCGCAGTTGACGCGCCCAGAGTACCCTTGGCTTTGATAATAGAAGTTGTAGGCGAATCGCCATACATGTTTGTGCCGCTATAGATTGTCAGGCCTGTGCAAAGGTATGTGCCGTTGGGGACATACAAGGACTTGCCAGCAGCCGCAGTCAACGCGTTTTGGAATGCTGTCGTGTCATCTGTCGTGCCGTCACCCGTAGCGCCAAAGTCTTTAACGCTCAATGTCTGGCGAAGTTTAGCCTGCACAGTCGTTGTGACTGCGCCAGTGCCAGACGGTGTGTAACCGACCAAAGACGAACCAGTTGCACCAGACAAAGTTGTAATAAACGCATCAATTGATGTGATGTTGTCAACTGTCCAAATCTCGGTGTCTGTAGATGTGGTCAGTTTAAATTTGTATGAGCCAGAGCCAAGCCACACATTAGCTTCGCCACGCGAATCCAAGATGATTGGGTTGGTGTTGGCAGTTACACCAGCCGAGTCAACATAAGTCGTCAGGGGCGTTGTCGTGCCAGCTTGGTATGTGTAGAGTTTGCCGCCAACTAGCAAGTCACCGCTAGACGCAAAGAACTGTAGTTTTGGGCTGGGGGATAGCATTGCAGTCATGTTTTTCCTTAAAGTGCGGCGATGACAAAAGCCAATAATTCTTCGTAACGCACGCCTAAACGAGTTTTGGAAGTTCCATCTAGTGTAGTCCATGTGTCACTGCAAAACAAACCATATTTATAGGGATCCAGACCTTCCGCAACGAAAGCATCATGGACATCTTGTGCGATCACGCCAACGTGGATTCGCGCTCCGTCGCCCTTTTCGGCGACTGAATCATTGAACTTAAACTTACGAATCAAGCCCTTGATGCGTTTGGCCACGGCCAACTCAGCAGCGCTTAGTTCTTCAATCTGTTGTTTTTCGTTGCCGTCCGATGTCTGGATTGTGCCATTAACAGCGTACACGGCTGTCCAGCGCTGTGGGCCAGTGCCAAGGCTGTAAGAAGCGTCGGCAAAAGGACGGAAAGAAACAGAATCACCCACATATCGGGCGGTTCCTGGATAAGTTACCCCGTCAGCCAATACAACGCCACTAACGCCGCCGACAACGGCGTATGCGCTGCTTTCACCAAAATAAGCATTACTTGCTGAAATGCCGTCAGAAGTAGCATAAGTGATGCCAAGGAATTGATTGGTATAACTGGTAAAAGATTTTTGCCCGCTGATTGTTTGATTGGCGGTTGTTGTAACAATCCCCGCGCCAGTCAAAGAACTGCTACCAGTGCCGCCGTAAGCCGTGCCAATAACTGAGCCATTCCAAGTGCCGCTAGTGACTGTGCCGCTAACGGCCAAGTTGACGGTGTGCATACTGCTCCAGCGCTGGGATCCAGTGCCGCAACTGTAAGTTGCATCTACATAAGGGCGCCAAGAAACCGAGTCACCTACATAGCGGCCAGTGCCAGGAAAAGTTGAGCCACTAGCCAACACAACACCGTTAACACCGCCAATGGTGGCATAC